ATTGATTGCAACACCCGTTTCCAGATATTCACGGCCCTTTTCAAGCAATTCCGTTGCATTGTCTTCCTGGCTCCAAGTTCTGGTTCGCCAGATTTTTCCGAACAGTGCTATGGCATCATCATCCTGAATGTAGTCCTTGCCACCGTTGACAGACGCAACGGTCAGCGGGTCAGTGTACTCGCCTTCATCGTTCAATTCTGATGCGCCAAGAGGGATTAACACCGTGAATACATCACCAGCGTCAATCTTGTCCTTTAGGTCAAGCAGGTTGACGGAAAATTCAATCGCCTGTGAACTTGTACCACCATAGTTTTCAACCCAGTCGATATAATGTTTTGTTCCAACAGTCCTTGTCCGCAGATAACCGCCATACGCATTCAGCAACTTGTTTTCAATTTCACTGGATGTGCTTGAATATGATTCGTTTTCAATTGACAACGTTTCATCTGCACTGACGGCATCGATTGTGCCGACTGTAAACTGCCTTTCAGCTTCAACCATGGTGTTGTGGTTTGAAATGTACTTTTTGAACAGGTCGCGTACTTTGCCGGAAAATTCATACGGCCTTTGCACACTGTCAAGCAAAAACGATCTTTCGCCTTCGCAATACACTGTTTTCTGCTTGTAAAAATCCACTTCATCGTCCAGCACGCGCCCACGAAAAATCTGTTCTCCGTCCGGTTCCACAGTGATGATCGATTTCATTTTGCGGATGCTGTTATACATCCTATTGCCGGGAGGAAGTACAAACGACAGTGAACCAGCGGCATCCACATCCAAGGACAGTTTGGGAGAAAGTACGATGGATTCTTCCCCCACAATTGCTGTTGAATACAGAAGCTGTCCATCAACATAAATGGCGTACATTATAACCGCACCTCGCTTCCGTATCTGGAATGCTTGTACGGTTCCACTTCGGCAGTAATCACAATGGTGGAGGTAACCTGTTCGGATTCCCAACTGTCCACACTAATACGCCCGATGTAGTAATAATTCGGGTCATCATCCATGATGATCTGCATTCTTTTGCCGTGCAGTTCATCAAGAATGGAAGAATAAACGGCAGACCATTTCTGTCTGCCGTCTACCACCCAGAATTCACATTTGATTGTCCGTGGTTCATAGTGTACTGCACCAGTAAGACTTTCTGTCAGGTCAATTACCTTATCTGACCCAGGCACCTGAATCACCTTGGTTTTTGGTTTCGGAGGACTGACGACCGGGCGTGATTTCAAAAGCAGTCCCCATTCACGGTAGGAATGTTTAATCCCGAAAGTTACACCCCGCATGTCAATTCCTCCTTCCCTTTCTGCCTGCTAAAGTGCCAAGCTGCGTGTCCATATGTGGTGCGAGCTGACCAACAAGCGCACCGCTGTCAAGTACGACATTGAGTTGCAATCCAGCAATAGCTCCGTTGACAGCATCAGACACATAATGCTGAAGCTTTTCAATCGGGGCCACGGCTTCCGGGCCTGCTTCACCAACGCCATGCAAACCAAGACGGGTATTGAATAATGTCGGTTTGCTGAAAATCGCGCCTTCGGCATGCCATGTGGGCAGCCATGGCGCGTCTGGGTTTGTGGAAAAGCTTTGAGCCAACGCGCCCAGCCAGTCCATTTGCGGATTCACTTTCACATCAACTGACAAATCCATTCCATTCAGGTCGCTTTGCAGTTCTCCGGCCGCACCAGATTCAGGTTCTACACCGACTTTAACTGTTGTTGGATCTGCTCCGTTCATTATTTTCAAGAAATCAAGACCCGTCATGCCGTTTGTCGCATTTGGTGACATGATTTCTGCAAAGCTTCGTTCGCCACCCATGGCTTCCATCTGTTCATCAATTTTGTTTTGTAATGTGCTGACTTCGACTAGATATGCCAAGATAGACGAAATAGCTGCCAGCCATGGATGCGTTTTGGCAACAAGACCAGAAACAACAAGAGTGATAGCAGAAAATGCAGAAACTACATCTTCATGATTTTCTACCGCCCACTGGAAAAAGGAAATAGCATTTTCAATCCCGGAAACAGCAAGGTTTCCCAATGCAGTTGCAAATTCTGTGACTGTTTCTGTGTTCTCCGATGCCCATGTAGCAAACTTTTCGAGTGCTTCCGCGATTTTCGGAAGAACATCACTTTTGGCCACTTCGAAAAACGGTTCAAAAAAAGACCCCGTTGCTTGATCTGCATTGTCCTTCAGTGTGGACATCTGGCCGTTAAATGTTTTGGATTGTTTTTCCATGGCCTGAAAGTACAGTCCACCTTCTGATGTGGCTGTTTTCAGTGCGGCAGTTACATGTTCGGCAGTAATTCCGCCGTCTTCAGAAAGCTTTCTTACTTCGCCAACAGTAGCACCAATCTGTTCAGCAAGCATATTCCATATCGGAACGCCTGCATTGATCAACTGGTTTGCATCCTGAGCATTAAGTTTTCCAGCAGCCGTTATCTGGCTGTATGCCAGAACGATGCTGTCAAGTTTGTTTTGATCACCTTGTGCAACATCACCAAGCATCTTCAACGTGTCAACCACGTTTTCAGCAGCGATTCCAAAGCCCATCAATGTTTGCGCATTCCCAGCCAAACCAGTCAGTCCAAGTGGTGTTACACTTGCCAAATCACGAATTGTGCCAACGAATGCTTCTGCCGCTTCCGTATTGCCTTCCATCATTGTTGCAAACGATGTGACGTAGGTTTCCATTTGCGCGTTGTAGTTGAAACCAGTTCCAGCAAGGCTTGACACGAATGATACTGCTTTGGAAGTCAACGTGGTTAACATGTTGCCCAACCATACGGAAGCAGCACCAAAACGGCTTTTAGAATCAATGTTGTTGCCTAGGTTTGTCGCACTTGTCCCAGCACCATCAAGACTATCGCCCAATCCTTTGGCGGCATTGGTTGTATTATTTATTTTTTCTTCTGCTTCACTATTGTCTATAGCAATCGTTCCAAGTAGCTTAAACAGATTCAATTTGTTTCACCCGCCTTGTTTCTTACATGAAAAAGGCCGGGAAGCGTCCGGCCTTTCATCTTACATTTCCCCTCTGTACATGTTGCCAACGGTCATTCAGACGAACATCAATTGCAGGCGTCAGCGCACCCACAACAGCACCAGAATCAAGCACAACGCCCTTTGGCATACTCCTTGAAAGGAAGTCCATCAGCAGTCTGTTTTGTTCAATCAGTATCCTTCCGATGTTCTCATTCTCGCTTCTGACCGCTTCTGCCACATAGCCCTTCAGCACATCAATTGGCGCTATAGCTTCTTTACCAGCTTCACCACCGCCAAGCAATGTATTGCCGACCTGACCAAACAAGGTCGGTTTTGTCAGCACAGCGCCTTCTGCATTCCACTTCACATTGAACGAAGGAAGTTTTCCCTTTCCAGCAATACCAAAGGGAGCCTTGCCACCACTGACAGAAATCTTCGGAACCTTCAGGTTGCTGAAAATCTTGCCGATCTTCAATGGGAAATAGCCTTTGATTTTGTCGATGGCTTTCTTGACAGCATCCTTTGCGTCACCTATTTTGTCAGATATCGCTTTTCGGATGTCCTCAAACCACTTTTTTACCTTCCCAGCTGCGTCCTTCAGATCATTGAACTTGTTTTTGATTCCCGTTATTGCTGTTGAACATGCAGACTTGATCTTTTTCCACAGATTGATCCAGAAATTGCGGAAACCCTCGTTTTTCTTCCACAGGGTCACAAACGCAGCTACAAGGCCTATAACAAGGCTGATAATCAGACCTATGATATTCGCCTTCATAGCGGCATTGAGCAAAAGCACAGCCGTTCTAACGCCAAGCAAAGCGGTCTTTGCCTTGCTCATTATGGCAGACCATTTCAGAATCAACAGGAACGAACCAACGCTGACCGTGGCACCGACAATGGCAGCTTCCCACTTGTCAACCGTGTCTTTGTTATCCTTCATCCATTTCTTCGCATCTTTGATTTTTTGAATGAAGGATTCAAGCTTTGGAACAGCGGCACTGACCATACTGGCAACACCATTCTTAATGGCAGTCAATATAGGTTCACCTACACGGCCCAGGTCTGCAAAGGCGTCTGTCAATCGCTCCTGTGCTTTTCTCGCTTCTATGACATCCTTGTTTGTTTCCTGGTATTGTGTAGAAGCTTTTCCGTAGGTATCTTTGAGGGTCTTCATAATCAGGTCTTGCCGTTCTTCTTCGTTGGTGCATTTGGCAAGCTTGTCATTGAAGTCCTCAACAGTGATGCCGCTCCATTCCAAAGCATCTGCAAGACTGCCCTGCACCTCGCCAAGCTCACTTGTATGCAGAACACCTTCCATCAGACCTTCAATGGGCAGGCTTTGCCCAAACGTGGCAAAAACACCTGTGCCGATTTCCGTTAGTGTATTCATTTCTTTTTCGTTATCGGCAATCTTTGCAATATGCTGTGCCGCTTCCACTGCCTGTTCGGTATCGCCAAGCACTGCATTCAATGCTGAATAGGTGTTTTTCGCTTCTGTGGACGAATGCCCAGATGCTTGAAAAGCACTGTCCAGCAATCCCATCTGCGCACGGTATTCCCGTGTTCCTTCAATGGCGGCAACCCATGCACCGCCAAGGGCTGCACCCGCTGTCACAACGGTTCTTCCCAAAGCCAGTGCAACAGAACCGATTTTCCCAAACGCGCTTTGTGTTCTTTTGCTGGTCTGTTCTGCTCGTTCTCCTGTTTCGTCAAGCGCCCTGTTGGCTTCATCGTTTTGGATCGCAATAGAGCCAAGCAGCCTGAATAATTCCGTTAGATATCACCCCTTCACAATGATGTGAAAAGGCCTATCATTCCTTCGGTACAAAGTTGCTCAAAATGGATTTGGTTTCAGAAACAATGTTCTTCACATCTTCCTGCGTTGGTGCTTCCGCATGATGCCCAGAACCATTTACTGCTTCCATGAAATCTTCAAACGACTTGTCATACACCCTGTGAAGCCAAAATTCCCAAAGCGATTTGTCTTTCTGTTCTTCGTTGTATGTGTCAACAAACCCAACAACGAATTCCATCAATCTGCCCGTACTGATCATACCGTCAAGCAACGGCATTGGATCTGCATACCTGTGATACAGCAGATCCAAAAAGCGGATGTCGTTTACTTGGACAATCCGGCAACACGCTGAAAAAAATCAGAAAATTCTTCCTTCCTGAACACATCCATGATCATGTCAAAGAAAGTGGCCATCGGCAATTCTCTGATTTCGCCGGGGTTCTTTTCAGTCAAGGACGCAAGGAACTGATAGATTTCCATTTCACAGTCCGGCAGGTGAGATACGATCAGAGCTGCAATTTCAATCATGACCTGCATGCCAACAGCCGTGGTATCTTCGGTTTCAGCGCCAGTGATAGCCTTTTTGACATCAGGCGAATTGAAACAATCCTTGACTTCCTTGATGCCGATTTTATTGATGATCTTCGTCATCATAAACACGTCAGAAGCCTTCAGACTGCGAAGCGTATATTCCTTGTTTTCCATTTCTGTATGTCCTCCTTTTCATGTGAAAGGGCAGGAGCAAAAGCCCCTGCCCGGTTCATTTGATTAAGCTTCAGCCGGATAATAGATGTGCCAGGGCAGAGTATCCGCATCAGGCGTAAGGTCAGCGATGCATTCAAAGGTAAACTTCGGAACAGCAGCTTCCTTGTTCTTGCCTTCCAGTTCCAGACCGCTGGTGCAAATGGCATAGTCAAAGATGATAATGATGGGCTTGCCATCAACCGTCTTGCCTACATAGCCAAGGTTTTCAATGTAGTCACCTTCATTCATGACTGCGCGGGAAGTCATTTCCATGTAACCAGTAGCCGTCTCGGATTCCTTTTCATCGCCAATAACAGCCATGTTCATGATTTCGGGCTTCAGTTCGATGGGGTTGATTTCAAGAGTGGCCGTTTCACCAACCTTGACAGTCAGACCCTTTACCTTCACAAGC